CCGTAAGCGGTGGTGCTGGTGCTATGACTTTCCTCTTTGCTGGCAACGACTCGGTTACCGTTGCAACATCAAGTATCTCAAATAGACTTGGTGCAACCCTAACTGGCTCTATGACGATGGGTGTTCGCGATGCATATCCTATCGCTGTTGATGTATTCCCAGCATTATCGGGAATGGTAAGTGGTTCTACACTAAACCTAACCTCACGCTTCCTGTATAATAACGGAGTGCTTGGAGGTGCATTACCAGAAGGTGCTGGCGGGTTCCAACCAACCTATTCAGTCCTACAAGGCTCTGACCTTGTTTCTGTAAATGCCACTACTGGTGTTGTAACCGCTCTTGTAAATGCAGTAGGAACAGCCATCATCCAAAGTTCCGTTGCCTACAATAACACCATCTCGGCTGGTGGAACTATTCTCGGTTATGCTACTATCAGCACTATCCAACGATAATAAAAAGGAAAATATAAAATGATGAAATATAGCAACGGCGGACAGGTTATTGGTGGTCCCCTAAAAGAAATGAAAGCAAAGCGTCCAAACCCTTATGACGGCAACGAACCTTCAGCAGATGATATTGAAAGAGCAAGCGAAGGAGAGAAGTTTGCAAAAGGTGGAATGGCTGGCAAAAAAGGTGCTGTTATGGCTATTGTTGCCCGACTTGCCAAGAAGCCCAGCAAAATAGGCGAGGCTATGAGCGAAGGCAGCGAAGAGGAAATGGAAGAAGGCGGCGAAGAAGACGATGCAACGTCAGGTGATATGGCTAAAATGTCTGCTGCCTCTGAAGTAATGGATGCTTTTAAAAGCGGTGATACAAAAGCACTTGCCGAAGCACTTACAAACTTCCACAAGTCTATGGCTTATGGTGGAATGGCTGGCAAAGAAGAATGCTAAAGTTATTTTGCTGCGTCTGCCAGTAATATGACTTGGGGCGGTAGGTGTAAGCCGCCGCCCTTTTTTATAAAAGAGGAATAAATAAATGGCTACATTAGGCAGTATCATAGACCAAATAAGAAACCGAGCAGACCTTCTCAATAGCCAGTTTATTACTGATGACGAGATGACGCAATATACAAACTTCTCACTTGGCGAACTATATGGTTTGCTTGTCAATAGTTTTGGCGGCAACTACTTTGCTACGACTTTTACTGGCTCTGTCCCAGCAAACGGCACACAAATGTCTGGCAATATGCCAGATGACCTATATAAAATACTTGGAGTTGACCTACAAATAAGTCCCTACCCAAGCAATAATAAAATATCCCTAACGCCATATAACTTCAACGAACGTAACCGCGCAAATGCACTAAACTTGTACGGCTACGCAACACAATACGCAACAAACTATCGCTATAATATTTTCAACCAAACTCTACTAACACAACCACCAGCAGCAGGTCCATTACAACTTCTTGTATGGTATGTTCCAACTGCACCCCAGTTTTATCTTACAACAAGCGGTGTTGTTACAACCAGCCCAAGTTTATCAACAGGCGTTGTTGCTATTATAGATAATACTTTTGTCCAAGGTCAAGCAGTTCAAAAACTAAACAGCGTTGGACTTCCAAGCGGAACAACTTGGTATGTTATTGCTGTATCAGGAAACAATATAACACTTGGAGCAACAGAGGGAGCCACAACTGGCACAAACCTTACTGGTCTTATCACCCCAGGCAATACACTATTCAGCAGCACCCTAAACTATACACAAACCTTTGTAAATAACACAAACCTTGACAACTGGCTTGAATATGTCATCGTAGATGTTTGCATCAAGTGTAAAACAAAAGAAGATACTGATACAAGTATGTTTGTTCGTCAAAAAGCGCTATTGACAGACCGCATTCGCAATGAAGCACAAAACCGCGATATTGGCTCTCCTCCTGTTGTCAGCGATATTTATGCAGCAGGAACTATTGTTGATACAGGTTGGGGTTCAATGGGCAGTATGAATAGTTGGACATACTAAACAGGGAGAGATATGAGACGCATCCAACTACCAAGCATACGCCTTGATAAAACCAATGTTGATGCTCCGACAATAAACAGAGCATTAGATAATATTATCAGTAATGTCAATACGCTTGCTAATGAAACATCTACTGCTATTGATGCAATAGTGCTTCAACAAAACCCTGTTGATGTTCTTGGTGGCAGCGGTATTACTGTTGTAGAAAGCCCAACCAACACCTTTACAATAACCAATACCGACCCTGCAAGCCTTGTTGATGTTCTTGCTGGTAGTGGTATTGCTGTTGTAGAAAGCCCAACAGGAACATTTACAATAACCAATACTCTTCCAGAAAATACAAGCGTGCTTGCTGGCACAGGTATTTCCGTTGTCCAAAGCCCAGCAGGAACATTTACTATAACCAATACCCTTCCTGAGAATACAAATATAGTGGCAGGGCAGGGCATCAACGTTACTCAAAGCCCAGCAGGAACATTCACAATAGACAATACCGCCCCGTATCCAACACCTGGTTATATTCAAGCCGACAGCGATCAAGAACTAAGTCTAAGCGACACTCCAACGTCAGCATATAACTGGACGGCAACAACCGCCCTAAATATGGGCGTCCAAGGCGCAAACGACGAAGAAGTATTTTCTGCTTTATATTCACAAGCAAGATACACTCTTGACGGCACATTACGAATACTTAGTCTCGCTGGTGGTCCGCGTGCTATTACAATAGATATAGAATACGACAACGGCGACCCAATAACTACATATGTTATTGGTCCTGATACCTTAAGCGGCGGCAACGCAAGACAGATAGCGGTTGGCGATAGTTACTTATTTAGTCGTAGCGGTATTGTTGAAGTATTTGGTAATAGAAGTATTGTTGTAAAACTATCAGTAGATACAGCAGGCAGCACGGCAAATATCTCTTGGACTGCTATAACAGGCACAGGAAATGATGTTCGCATTGCCGACCCACTACGACTAACGATAAATAATATAACCTAAAAGGAAAACTAAAATGCCTAACGCAATGAATATCGTCCCGCCAGTAGTTGGCGTAACACCAGGACCAGAATGGGCAACTGATATAAACAGCATTCTTGAAACACAAATAGCACCACACAACCATCAACCAGCCCAAGATGGCGGCGTGCAACTAACACAGGCTGCACTAAACATTACGGCTCCATTCAATATCAACAATAACCAACTTGCGGGTGTAAATAATATTGCCCTTACCAGCAATGTTTCTGTCCCCGCCCAAACCAACGCACTAAGCGACGTTGCTGGAAACCTATACTTTCGTGACGGCAGCGGCAATGCTATTCAAATAACTGCCGCTGGCGCTATAAATGTCAATGCTATTGGTGGTATTACTGGTCTTGCAGCCAGCGATGGCAGGGCTACATATGGTGCTGGCGTGTTCTCTTGGGAGAAAACAAACGGCGACCAATATGCTACTATGGCAAGTGGAGTCACTAAGATATATAACTCTGCACTAACCAACCCAGTATATAGCGTAGCCATTACTAACAACGCTACACTTGCAGCAAATAAAACTTTGCTATTATCACCAGAAGACATTACACTTCCACAAGCATTACCTTCCCAAACTGGTAGAATACAACTTACAAGCGCAGGCGTTATGAGTGCCGTTCCAACTGCTACACCACGCAGTTTTGCTGTAAGCAATGTTGCTTGGGATGGAACTCCAACAAATAAACTAACAGGTGGAACATATACGCCACTTGGCAATAAAGTTCTTATTACCTTGCAAGGCACCGCCACCGACTTTGGTTTGATAATGCAGAATGCTGGAAATGCAGTAACAAGCGCAATAAGGTCTTATATTGTTCTTAACATTGGCGGTGTTGATGTTGCCTCTTATCAATATTTTGGATATGACCCTGTCACAAGCGCAGGTTATGGTGTATGTGTAGCGCCAGGTCTTTCATATGTTTGGACGCCTTCAGCAACAGGAAGCCCTATTGTTATTCAACTAAAATGTTATAGACTGACAAGCGCAACCATCGTTTATTTAAGTGGTGCAGAACTACTACTGACCGACATCTAATAGGAGACAACATATGGCACTAACAAAGAAAAGTCTTGAGTTGCCGCTTATTGGTGGTCTTGATACTAAAACAGACAGCAAGCAAATAAAACTCGGCAAACTATTATCTGCACAAAATGTTACTTTCCATAAGCCAGGAAAGATAATGAAGCGTGAAGGGTTTCAAAGCGTAGGTCAAACTATTGCTGATACTGGTGCGTTGTTAGAAGACGGACAAGCAGTAATGAACTACAACCAAGAACTGCTTGCATTTGATAAAACAAATATTTATTCTTATGTATCCAGCACCGACAACTGGAAAGATAAAGGCAACTTCCAAAGTATTTATCTTACAAGCGAGCCTGTTACAAATGGTGTTGCACGAGACTTTATGTGTGACAGCGCGTATTATAACGGCATAGAAATGTATGTCTTTATGCGTTCTGCTGGGGGTGTCAAAACTCTTTTTTATCAAGCCGTTGATAATGCGACAAAACAAATAATAGTAGGTCCAGTTGCAATAAGCACAACTGCCACTTCACCAAGAGTTGTTGTATTTGATGACCAGTTTGTTATTTGTTATTATGATATTGCTTCCAACGAAATAAAACGCGGAGTCATTTCTTCCTTAAATGTTTTAGCAACTATCACATTTCAAGGCATTACTGACCCAGTATCTGGCGTAATGGCACTAAACCCTCTTTTTCCTTGCTATGATATTATGGCATACAGAACACAAGACACCCCGCAAACATTATTTTATATTGCATTTTATACTATTACAAACGAACTGACTACTGCTTATTTTAGCGACCTTATCAGCACGACTCCAACACTTTCTGTTCAACTTGCAGCAACAGCATTACAGCAAATAAAACTTCAAAATAACACAAACCTTTTTGACCTTACTGGGGCGGACTCAATACTTGTTGCCTATACCTATGCAGGTGGAAGCAACTTATTTACAACCGCATATTATAGTTATGACTTACTTACCTTCTACGGGACATACGACTTTGATACAGACCCTGATGCAAATGGTTATGTATGCGGACATATCACTGCTGTATCGTATCCAAACCCAACTATTGGGCTTGAACTATATTTTATTGCTGTTGACTACAGCGACCCTTCTGTAACCCCAGGACAAGAATATTCAGTTGCCTATCTTATTGACCCCATTACCGGCACAATATATGAAGAAAAGTTCCGCAGAGCGCAAATATCTATCAGTGGCGAAGCATTTATTTATGCATCTGCTGCTTATCTCCCAGTGGCGGGTGGAACAAAGTTATTAAACCCAACCTATCTAAGTTCATATTTGCTATTTAGAGAAAATGGTGAGGCTATTGCTCGTTATAACCGCGATACAGGCACCGCCAACTATTATGAGTTTTATGCACCAAACCCAATATTTGAGTTAAGTTGGACGCCACATACTCCTCAACTAAGCGATACTGAGTATTTATTGAGTTATACAGAACTTATCGCAGATAGTAAGGTAAGCGGTGTAAGCCAACGCGGTGTTCGTGTTGCTTCATTTGACTTTTATGAACCAGAAAAGAGTTATACCCGTGCCGAGATAGGAGGAAGCCTTTATATTGGTGGCGGTATGCTATTCCAATACGATGGACAAAACCTTGTTGAAGATGCTTATAACTGGGACCCATCCCTACTTGGCTTTACAGCCATCACTGGTTCGGGAGCAACTTTTTCATATAGTTATGTTGCTTGCTGGGAATGGGTTGATAATACAGGCAAAACACATCGTTCTGCACCAAGCGAACCTATCGTTGTAACAACCTCGGCTAAGATAGGAGTTGCCAGTACAACTATTGGCAATATGCGTTCGTATAACCTTGCAGTTACTTATAAGAGTCCAGACAATAATAGAACAAACATAAACTGCGTCCTATATCGCACAAAGGCAAATGAAACTCTTTACTATAAAGTTCCTGTCACTACCGCAAACATTAATGATGTAGATATTCCATATATTACATTTGACAACGACACAACACAAGATGATGACCTTGGCATAGAGTTATATACCGATGGCGAACTTCCTAATGATGCTCCACCACCAATAGGCGCATTGACACTTTATAAAAATAGGTTATGGGCATTAGACAGCACCAATAAGTCAGTTATTTATTACAGCAAAGTTGTTGATAATGATAAACCAGTAGAATGGTCTGATGCACAAGTAATAAATGTTGATCCAACTGGCGGTCCTTGTACAGCACTTGCTGCTATGGATGATAAACTCCTTATCTTTAAAGAAACAAGTATCCGCTATATTTCGGGTGATGGTCCAGACGCAAATGGCGCTAATAACGATATTCGCAATACTATATTTATTACTTCTGACGCTGGTTGTATCAATACACGCTCTATCGTAAATACGCCAGAAGGAGTTATATTCAAGAGTGCCAAGGGCGTTTATTTTATCAATAGAGGCTTACAGGTTAGTTATATTGGTGCTCCTGTTGAAAAATGGAATGAGTACTTTGTCAGCAGTGCTGTTCTTATGTCAAAAAACAACCAAGTACGTATTAGCCTTGATAATAGCAGTTTCCTTGTATATGACTATTATGTTCAAAACTGGGCTACATACACAGGCGTAAATGCAGTTGATAGTATTATTTGGAATAACGAACACGCATTTATTGGCACAGAAGGAAAAGTATTTGTTGAGACCCCTGGAACCTATCAAGACGATGGCGCTTCATATTCTATGGAAATAGAAACAGGTTGGTTTGAGTTTGGTGGCGTCCAAGGGTTCCAGCGTCTATGGGATATGACGATGCTGGGCGAGTTCAAGACACCGCATAACCTGCAATGTGACCTATACTATGACTTTAATAACTCTCCATATCAAACAATAATAGTGGAACCAATAAACCCAAGTTTCTATGGCGGCGGCAGTCCATATGGTTATGACGACCCGTATGGTGGTTTGTTTGCGCCTTATCAATATGCAATACTCCCAAAAAGACAGAAATGTGATAGTATCCGCGTTAGAATAAAAGATATTGCTTCCAGCGGTTCGTTAGAAGAAGGTTACGAACTAAGCAATATTCGCTTATCATACGGAGTTATTGGCGGAACCAACAGGATGAAGGCAACACAGACATTTGGATAAAAGTCACAATAACCAAAACAGAAACTACTTATCAAAGAGGATATAAATATGGCAGAATACGAACGCTACGATGGCGAAGAATATGCACGCTACCAAGCAGAGGAAGCAGAAAAACGCCGTCAGGCTGCTATTGCGGGAGGACAACCTTTAGAAACAAATATAGGAAGTAGAACCGAAGAAGGTTTTTTTAACGATAGTCGCATACCAATAAGTGCTTATTTCCTGGACCCTGCCCTTGCTGGCACTATGACAGATATGGAAAAAGCCGCATTCTATGACCAGATGCGGCGTGCAGAAGCGCAAGGTCAAGACATATACGGACAACAACAAAACTTTGCAAATGCGTTATACCAACGCAGCCAAGGTCTTGGAGGTCCATCTATTGCAGAAATGCAACTACAACAAAGTTTGAATGCCAATAGACAAGACGCTGCAAGGACTCTTGCTGGTGCTGGTAGAGGAATAAACCCTGCACTTGCACGCCGCTTATTGATGCAACAACAAGGAAGTTTAAACCAAACTGCGGCAGGACAAGCGGCTATATTACGAGCACAGGAACAACAGGCTGCTCAAACCGCATACGGCTCGCAACTAAATAATATGCGTGCTACAGAAACAAGCCTATATGGTACAAGCGGACAACTTGGTCTAAACCAAGCAAAAGCGCAAAGCGAACTTTTTGAAGCACAAAAAGCACGTGACCTACAACTTGCTATTGAAAACCAAAGAGCCGCACAAAAAGCAAGCGGACAAGCGTCAAGCGAAAGCGAAGGTCAGGCAAACCGCGACGCCACTCAAAGAGCGACAGCAACAAAAGCAGCGGGAGAAGCCGCTGTTGAAGCAGCAAAAGCCATTAAGAATACCCCACCAACACCAGCAGCACACGGCGGTATTATTCGCAAGTATGCCGAAGGTGGTAAGATAAATGCCGCTATGGGCAAACT